CAGTACCGCAACCGCTATTTCACCTACAGCCAGTGGAGCCGCAAGTACACGCTTCGACCCGACGCTGAACACGAAATCCTCGCGAAGATCGCCGACATCTGCCTCGTCATGAAGGCCGAAGACTATCTCAATCTTGAGAAGCCGGTCATCGTGCCGCGGCCGGTGCATCTCGGTGCCCACGAGATGTCGATCTACAAGCGCATGCAGGACGACTTCATCGTCACGCTCGACGACGGCAGTGAGATCGAAGCGGAGACGGCGGCGGCGCTGTCGCAGAAGCTGTTGCAGATTGCCAGCGGCGTCCTCTACGAGACGCAGAACTTCTTGGACGACGCTACCGGCGACACGTTGAAGGTTAAGAAGGTCCACGCGATCCACGACAAGAAGATCGAGGCCTTACAGGAGATCGTAGAAGAGGCACAGGGGCAACCGCTCATGATCGCCTACCACTTCAAGTCGTCGCTCGACCGGCTGCGCAAAACGTTCCCTGAAGCCGTCGTGATGGACCGCGAAGGCAAGTGCGTCAAAAAATGGAACGCCGGCAAAATCCCGATCCTGCTGATTCACCCGCAGAGCGGAGGGCACGGATTGAACATGCAGAAGGGCGGGCATCACCTGGTGTTCTTCGACATCCCCTGGTCGCTCGAACTCTTCCTCCAGTTGATCGGTCGGTTAGCACGTCAAGGTCAACGGCATCCTGTCGTCGTCCAGTTGCTGCTTGCCGTTGGAACGTTGGATTACGCCGTTTGGCAGGCGCTATCTATCAAGGAAGACGCGCAAGACCGACTGTTCACACTGCTAAAGAAGTTGGTTCGATACCGAACAAAAACAGTGAAGGAACCATCTACCGACGACTTGTGACTGTGAAGGGTGGTGTGTGTTGTATGCCGCGACGAAGGTTAAAAAGTCCACCATATGTGGAATCGCCTGTGATAGTGTTTCACCGTTGCCAAACGTCGGAGCACTCGCGATGGGCTCAACGCCCGAGTTCAGGTCGGCCTTCGTAGCAAGGCTGAAGCAGGCATGTGACGAGTCGAAGATCATCCCGCTGCCCGGCCAAGGCCGGCAGCAATTCATAGCGGATCGGCTGAAGCTGGCGCCCGAGGCGGTCAGCAAGTGGTTCAAGGGCGTTGCAATGCCCAAGCCGGACAAGATGGCACTTCTGGCCGAACTGCTCGAAGTCGATCAATCGTGGCTCGCTTACGGCATCTCACCCGAGATGAATCCGCGCGAGCGCCGGCTGCACGCCAAGGAATCGAACGGTGCCGTCCACATCGTCTTCGGCATGATCCTCCTGGCCGGTGGGCACTGCGGCGAGCCCAGCCCGAACGATCCGCGCCGCGGCTACGTGGACTTCTACGCGACGATGCGCGGGTCGGTGTACCCGATCCACGTGGCCCTTGCGCGCGAGGTGGGCAAGGACACCTTCGAGGTGCTGCTGCCCAAGGAATATCGCGACGTGCGCAGCATCGCCGTGTTGCCGATGGGGCAAGGCAAGTTCCAATTCCTCGATATGCCGCTGCCGATGATCGAGGAATACAAGGCTCGCAAGACAGGGTTGTTCTCGCTCACCATCTCGAAGGTGGACGCGAACCGCTTCATGACCGGGAGTGCGCAGTGGCCGAAGATCAAGACGTTCGAGGAAATCGCATGACGACGAACTTGGAAGTGCCGTGGGTTGCTGTGCGCGACGTGTGCGCGATGTACGGCGTGACCTACGAAACGGCGAAGAACAAGATTCACGCCGAGACGTTCGACGTGCCGACGTACAAGGTCGGCAAGCTGTGGGTCATCGACAAGGAAGTCCACGCGGCCTACTTCCGCGGCATGCGCGAGAAGGGGCTTCGTTCAATGGGCCAATCCACAGGTAGTTGACGCGCGTACTGCTGAGGCGGATAATCGCGCTGCTCGTTGCTTTGACCGGGGCACCGGGCGGTTTCTTTCAGACCATCTTTGGCTCACGCCACGGGCGTCGCCGCAAATCGGCGTCATGCAAGTCTCCTCCAGTTGGCGACGCCCGTATTTTTCTCAAGCCGCGACCTGTACTGCCCGCAATTGGCGCTCCCGCTCGATCAGCGTCGCCGGCCGCAAGTGTGTGTATCTACGCAACATCTTCCAGTCCTCGTGCCCTGAGATCAGCGCGACTTCCTGAATCTGGAAGCCTAGCTCGAACAACCTGCTGATCCCCTCGTGCCGCAGATCGTGCAGCACCACGTCTTTGATGCCGGCATCCGTCGCGGCGTCGTGAAAGAGCCGAGACACGTGTGTCGGCAAGCGCGGGAAGATACGGTCCTTGATCTTCTTGTCCTTGCGATAGCGCATGCCGCGTTGGCGCAGCACGATCTCGAACGCTTCGCTGAGCAGCGGCACGACCTTGTGGTTGCCGATCTTCTTCCTGGGATGCTTACGGTCGCGGATGATGACCGTGCGCCTTTCCTCGTCGAAGTCTTCCCACGTGATGCGGCATATCTCGCTGATGCGCATGGCCGTCGTCACGGCGAAGTCGAAGAGATCGCATGCCCATGTTGCCGTGGTCGGCGACAACTTGGCTTTCATCCTGTCCAACTCCACGTCGCTGATGCGACGCTCGCGAATGCGTGCTGGTGTGATGTAGCCACCTTCCTTCAGGTTTTCATAGCAGCGCCGCATGTCTTGCCAAGGCACGCGGACCTTCAACGCCAGTTCGCATTGCTTCAACACGCCGAAGAGACGATTGATGTGCCAACCCGTGGTCGGCCCGCTCAAGTTCTCACGGAACACCCAATCGACTAGGCCGTCGCCCTGAAGGTCGCGCATCTTCATGTTGACGAACTTTTTCTGGATGGCAGGCACGTCGTGCTTGAGGTGACTTGGTGCAAGCCCGCGGCGCTTCGGTGCGATCTCGCTGACGTAGATCGAGATCAACTTTACGATCTGGATGTTGGGATCGGTGGGGATGCTGTTGCGCAGATCGCGCTCGACATCGGCGACCCATTCCTTCGCTGCTTTCGACGTTGCGAATGTCTTGTATCGTGCTCGGAAGCCCGTCTTGCGGACCATGCCTCTGTACTTGTCGCCGCGCTTCTTGATCGTGCCCATGTGTCCCTTCTCCAGTGGAGTTCTCAAGGTAACGCATGGCACACGATTGGCACAGTGCGGTAAATCGCCTGAAGTGACGATGAATGGAATCAGGCACTTATGCGAGCCGAAAAATGTCGCAACGTGCAGGCCGTCCGACGAGTGGCGCGAGTGAAATCAGGGACTTAGGTCGCGGAAAGAATAATCACAGCCCGATGACCGAGTACAGCGTGAACTCAGAAAATCCCTTTGCTATCAAATAGATAGCAAAACGCTGGCACACCTGGCGGCACAAACTTTCCACCACGCATCCACATTGACAGGCATCTGAACGGATGAGCTATGATCAGGGCCATAAGTGCAATGCACATAGGGGCTCAGGTGGATCGAAATTTGATCGCGTTCGAGAAGCACGCGGGCATCGGCCCGGTCGCTGCCTCTCGTCTGATCGGTTGCGCCTATGCCACCTACGCGCAGTACCGATCTGGTCTGCGTCCGGTTCCCAAGTATCACAAGCAACACGTCGAGCAGTTGATGCGCGTGGACGCGCGCCTGCTCGCCGAGTTCATTCTGGAGTATTGCCATGGGAAGAGCTAACGCAGCGTCCACGCTGGACGAAGAGGGTGCGTCAATCCTCTACAAGGGCGCGAACATGTCGCAGTTGTCGATCCTATTCAAGGTCGATGACCGGATTCTCAAAGAGAAGATGTACGGCATCCAGCCGGTCGGCAAGCGAGGCAACGCTGCGATCTACGACGTGGCTGAAGTCGCCGCGCGCATGGGCAAGCTGACCGAGGAACAGGTGGACGCCGCGATGATGCGGCTCAATCACAACGATCTACCCAAGTCGCTCACGAAAGAGTATTGGGCCGGCCTGCGCTCGCGCCAGGAATACATGCTGAAGGAAGGCGAACTGTGGCCGACGCAAAAGGTGGTGAAGACCATCGGCGAACTGTTCAAGTTGGTCAGCATGTCTGCGAAGCTGATGGTGGACACGGTGGAACGCCAAGTGGAGTTAACCGACCGACAACGTGACCTGATCAAGCAGCACGCGGACGGCATGGTGCGCGACTATCGACGGCTCGTTCTGGAAGCGCAAAAAGAAGCGAAGATGGAGGAAGACGATGGCGACCTATGAGTCGCTTGGCGACTTGATCTGCGATGTCGCAGACATCTTGCAACCGCCCGAGCGCTTGTCGGTGTCTGAAGCAGCAGCGAAGTACCGCTACGTGAACAACCCCGGCTCCTACGTCGGGCCGTGGCTGAATTCCATGGCGCCGATGATGGTTGAGCCGATGAACGAGTTCACGGCCCGCCAGTACCGCGGCCTGGTCTTCGTCGGCCCGGCGCAGTCAGGCAAAACGGATTCGTTGTGCATCAACACGCTGGCCTACAGCGTCAAGGTCGATCCGATGGACCTGATGCTGGTGTGCCCGACGATGGTGGACGGTCGAGACTTCTCGATGCGTCGCGTGGACCGGCTGCACAAACACAGCCCTGAGATCGGCGAGATGTTGCTGCCCACGGCCGATGCGGATAACAAGTTCGACAAGCAGTACCGCAACGGCGTGCTCTTCACCATCGGCTGGCCTACTGAGTCGCAGCTTGCCGGCAAGCCGATCCCGCGCATGATCTTGACGGATCGTGACCGCATGCCGGATGACGTTGAGGGTGCTGGCGAAGGGTTCGACCTGGCGATGGCGCGCACGCGCAGTTTCGGCAGTTACGGCAAGGTCGTCGCTGAGTCGTCACCGTCGCGCGAGGTGGACCCGTCGATCATGTGGGTACGCCGCACTGCCCACGAAGCGCCGCCAGCGAAGGGCATCTTGGCGCTCTACAACCGCGGGGATCGTCGCCGTTGGTACTGGCCGTGCCCGAAGTGCAACGGCTACTTCGAGGGAAACTTCAAGCACCTGAACTACGAGCGGCGTGAAGGGCAGACCAATCTCGAAGTGGCCGAGACGACTCGCATGCAATGCCCGCATTGCGATCACAAGATTCATCCCGACGACCGCGAAGACATGAACTTTTGGGGCCAGTGGGTCAAGGACGGGCAGGGCATCGACGAGATCGGCCGCGTGTTCGGTCCCGAGCCGCGCACGATGATCGCGTCGTTCTGGCAGAACGGCGTCGCGGCGGTATTCACCAACTGGAAGACTCTCGTCGCCACGTACCTCGATGCAATGGACGACTTCGAGCGCACGGGCTCGGAAGACGCGCTGCGCAAGTTCTACAACAACGACCTGGGCGAGCCGTACTATCGCAAGTCGTTGGAGAACCTGCGCCTTCCCGAAGTGCTGAAGTCGCGCGCAGAGCGTGTGCCCGAGACTGAGGTGCGTAAGGTGCCGCACGGCGTGCGCTTCCTCGTCGCGCTGATCGACGTGCAAAAGAACATGTGGGTCGTGCAAGTGTTCGGAATCCTGCCGGGCCGTCCGTTCGACTCCGTGGTGATCGACCGTTTCGATGTTCGCAAGTCCAAGCGCACTGACGGCGACGGCGACGCCGCATGGGTGAAGCCGCACACCTACGTGGAAGATTGGGACGAGTTGATCGATCACGTGATCGAGAAGGAATACGAACTCGCGGACGGCAGTGGCCGCTTCATGCAGATCAAGGTCACAGGTTGTGACTCGGGCGGTAAAGAAGGCGTGACGACCAAGGCATACGAGTTCTATCGCAGCTTGGTTGCGAAGAACAAGCACCGTCGCTTCATCTTGCTGAAGGGCGACCCGAAGCCTGGCAACCCACGCGCTCGTATCGCGTATCCCGACTCCAGCCGCAAGGACGTGAAGTCGGGCGCGCGTGGCGACATCCCTGTGCTGATGTTCAACTCGAACTTGTTGAAGGACGAACTGAACGGACGGCTCGAATCGCTGGTGCCAGGGCAGGGGATGTTCCGCTTCCCCGACTGGCTTGGCGACAACTTCTACGCCGAACTGTGCGCCGAGATTCGGACGGACAAAGGCTGGGAAGACCCGACCGGCAAGCGCCGCAACGAGGCCTGGGACTTGGCCTATTACATGGTTGGTTTGTGCGTGTCCGAGATGGTTCGCGTCGAGAGCATTGACTGGCAAAACCCGCCGACCTGGGCTGCGGAATGGGACAAAAACGACTTGGTGCGGCAGGCGGCGGCGCCTAGCAGATTTGCCTTGGCTCAGCAAGGCGGTTATGATTTCGCGGAATTCGGCAAAAGCCTTGGCTAGAAATTCCACAAAAAGGTGAGTCGTCACCCCGAAGTGGAGCCAGGAAAAAGAGGACAGGACGGGGCATGGCAACACAGACACTCGCGGAGAAGCTGAGCGAAGCTGAGAGCGCGTATCACAACCTTCAGACGGGTGTGATGCCGCGCGTTGTCGTCGATCAGAACGGCCAGCGTGTGGAGTTCACCGCCGCCAACAAAGCCGACCTGTACCGCTACATCCTCGATCTCAAAGCCCAACTGCCCGACGCCACGCTCGACCACTACCCTGGTCCGGCGCAATTCTTGTTCTGACATGGGCCGCAAAAAGCTCCCAGCCATCGTCGCAAACGCGGATGGCTCGCCCCTCCGTGAACTCGCAATGGGCGGCGGCGCGGAAGGCGCGGAACGCACGAGCCGTGAAACGTTCCTGTGGAGTCCGAACACGCAGTCCGCGGACATGCGGATCAACCGGAACAAGGACGTGGGCGACGCCCGTGGCCGCGAGATGGTGGAGAACGACGGCTATGCGACGGGCGTCATCGCGACGCACCGTGACAGCATCGTCGGATCGCAGTACCGGCTCAACGCTCAGCCCGATTGGGAAACGCTGCAACGTGTCAGCGGCATCAAGGGCTTCGACGAAGCCTGGGCCGAAGAGTACCAACGGGTAGTCGAATCACGCTTCAACCTGCTGTCCGACTCGAACGAGAACTGGTTCGACGCGACGCGCATGAACACGCTCACCGGGCTGATCCGCCTGGCGGTCGGCGGCTTCGTCATGACGGGCGAAGTGCTCGCGACGGCCGAGTGGATTCGCCAGAGCACCCGTCCCTTCAAGACCGCGATCCAGATGGTCGCGCCGATCCGCCTGTCCAACCCTGACGGCCGGCAGGACGACCGCTTCCTGCGCCGTGGTGTGAAGAAGGACTCGTACGGCGCACCCGTCAGCTACTTCATTCGCATCGCGCATCCGGGCGAAATCTTCGACCCGCGCTATGCGGAGTGGAAAGAGGTGCCCGTGCGCAAGCCGTGGGGCCGTCTTCAGGTGATCCACATCGTCGAGCAACGCGAGGTTGACCAGACTCGCGGCGTGGCCGACATGGTGTCGGTCCTGAAGAACATGAAGATGACGAAGAAGTTCCAAGACGTGACGTTGCAAAACGCCGTCGTCAACGCGAGCTACGCCGCCGCGATTGAATCGGAGCTTCCGAGCGAGATGGTCTACCGCGCTCTCGGCGCTGGCGGCAATGGCCTGAACCCCGCCATGGCCGAGTACATGACCGCGCTGCAAGCCTACGTCGGCTCGTCGCAGAACATCAACGTGGACGGCGCGAAGATTCCGCACCTGTTCCCCGGCACGAAGCTGAACTTGAAGCCTATGGGTACGCCGGGCGGCGTCGGCACGGACTTCGAGCAAGCGCTGCTGCGCCACACCGCGGCTGCGCTGGGCCTGTCCTACGAACAGTTCTCACGCGACTACACGAAGACGAACTACTCGTCGGCTCGCGCCAGCATGGCCGAGACGTGGAAGTTTATGTCGAGCAGGAAAAAAGTTGTCGCCGACAGGTTCGCCACTTCGGTCTACGTGCTGCACACCGAAGAAGACCTGAGCGCCGGCAACCTGCCGCTGCCGGCCGGTGCCGACGCGTCCATCTTCTACGACCCGGTGCTGAAGGAAGCCCTGTGCGCCTGCAACTGGATCGGCGCATCGCGCGGCCAGATCGACGAGAAGAAGGAAACGGAGTCGGCCCTGTTGCGCATCGACGGTGGCCTGTCCACCTACGAAGCTGAATGCGCGCGTCTGGGCGACGACTTCCGCAAGGTCTTCGCACAGCGCGCTCGCGAGAAGAAGTTGATGGAGTCCTACGGCCTCGAATTCAACACGAAGGGCGCTCCCGCCGCCGCCAAAGAACCGGCCAGCGCCAACAACACCGAGGACGACGAACTATGAGCGACCTTATCGCCCGCGGCGCGCTCCAGCGCATGAACCTGAACCCCGTTGCGATTGCAGCGGCGTACTCGAACATCTCCAACGACCTGATGCAGATGTCGAAGGCCGATGCCGTCGAACAGCACGCGAAGTTCATGGAGCATCGCCGTGCCGAACTGTGCGCGGCCTACGGCTTCAGCCCGCAAGAACAGAACAAGCCGTTTGCCTTCGCAGGCGGCATCGCGATCATCCCTGTGACCGGCACGTTGATCAACCGCTTCGGCGGCAGCTACGGCTACGTGACCGGCTACAACTTCCTGCGCGCGCAGACCAACCTCGCCCTGGCCGATGACGACGTGAAGGGCATCCTCTACGACGTGTCGAGCTATGGCGGCGAAGTGGCCGGGTGCTTCGAGACTGCTGCTGAAATCTTCAACGCTCGCGGCAAGAAGCCGAGCATGGCGTTCGTGGATTCGTCGGCCTACAGCGCAGGCTATGCGATTGCCAGCGGCGCCGGCCGAATCGTGTCAACGCCCAGCGGCGGCGCCGGCTCCATCGGCGTGGTCGTAATGCACATGGACATGAGCAAGATGCTGAAGGACTTCGGCGTCGATATCACGTTCATCCACTTTGGCGAACACAAGGTGGATGGCAACCCTTACGAGGCGCTGCCGCCGTCCGTGAAGAAGTCCATCCAAGCCAGCGTGAACAAGACAGGCGAATCCTTCGTCGCTCTGATGGCGAAGCACCGTGATCTCAAAGCAGACGTGGTGCGTGACACCGAAGCTGCAACCTTTCGCGCCGAAGAAGCATTGGCTCTCGGCCTTATCGACGCAATTGCGTCGCCTGAAGAGGCGGTGCAGGCGTTTCTCGGCGAGCTTTCCGGCTCGAAACCTCAACCTGTGAAGAAGGAGTCAGCAATGACGACAGCAACCGAGCCGGGCGCATCTACCACGCCGGCACCCGACGCAGCAGCGCAAGCCGCTGCACAAGCCGCAGCAGCCGCTGCATCCACGGCGGCGCAAACCGCTGCAACCGCACAGGCGGCAACGGCGACCGCTGCCGCCGAAGCTCGCACTGCCGAACGTGCTCGCGTGAGCGGCATCATGGGCTGCGAAGAAGCCAAGGGTCGCGAAGGTCTGGCGAACCACTTCGCGATGCACACCGACATGTCGGTGGATGACGCGAAGAAGGCACTGGCCGCTGCGCCGGCCGCGACCGCCAAGGCAACGGCGAACCCGCTGGAAAAAGCCATGAACGCAACGGGCGGTGGCCCCAACGTCGGCACCGAAGGCGGTCCGGCCGCAGACGGCGCACCGTCCGCTGCTGCCGGCATCCTCGCAGCGCAGACGGCCATGACCGGCATCAAGCACGCGGCCAAGTAAACGGCCTACAACCCTCTTCAACTCTCAGGAGAAATTCATGAGCAACACCGTTTACCCGCCCCTGGCTGGTCAAGACCAACAAACGTCGGCAGCGCCGACGCAGCCCTTCGCAGGCCAAGCGCCGGTCATCACCGACACCGCTACGTCGCTCGCTGCCATCGCGCAGTACGAGGTGTGTGCGCTGACGGCGACCGGCATCACGCCCTACGTGGACGCCACGCACACCAAGGACCAGATGGTCGTCGCGGCCAATGCCGCATCGGCCGCGAGCAAGGTGGTGTCGTACTACAAGTCCGGCCACTTCAACCACGCCGCGCTCACCTGGCCGGCCGAGTACGACACCGAAGCCAAGCGCAAGGCGTTCGTCAACGGCACGAGCATCTACATCGGCCATCTGCTGAACAACCCCGTCGGGGCCTAAGCAGCGGACCACAACCTTCAAACAAACGGAGAATCAACATGGCCGACCTGAACTACTACGACCTGGCGACGCTGATGGAAGTGTTCCGCGCGCAAGTGCCGACCATCAAGCCTTTCTACCTGGGTGCCTTCGGGCGCCAGATCAACTTCGACACGCCGGAAATCGTCTTCGACAAGGTGTTCGGCGACGACCGCGGCATTGCGCCGTTCGTCATGCCGACGATGGCTGGCCGTCCGCAGAAGCTCTCGGGCTACACGGTGGAGCGCTTCAAGCCTGCTTACGTGAAGATCAAGGATCGCGTGGACCCGACGATGCACATCCAGCGCATGCCTGGCGAAACCCCCATCAGCGGTTCGCTGACCATCGGCCAGCGCCGTGACGCGGTGATCGCCGAACTGCTGCGCATGGCGAAGGTCAAGTTCCAGAACCGGAACGAATGGCTGGCCGCGAAGGCGCTGATCGAAGGTGCTGTGACGATCTCGGGCGAGGACTACCCGTCCGTCACCATCGACTTCCGTCGCGACGCCGACCTGACGGTCACGCTGACGACCGGCGCCCGCTGGTCGCAGACCACTTCCGACCCCCTGGCCGACATCAAGGAGGTGCGCGTGCTCGCGAACGGCCTGTCGGGTGCGCGCGTCAGCAAGATGGTGTTCGGGCAAGACGCCTGGGACTTCTTCGCGGCGCAAGTGGACCTGAAGGAGTTCATGAACAAGAACTACGGCGGCAACGACGGCTCGCGCATCACGCTGATGACCGATGGCTATGAAGGCCAGGAGTTCATGGGCGTGATCCAGGGCAACGACGGCGGCGGTCGTATCGAGGCCTGGGTGGACACGTCCAAGTACCTCGATGAAGACGGCAACGAGCAGTTCTTCCTTGATCAAGACGCCGTGTGTGGCTACGCCGACATCCGTGGCGTGCGCTGCTTCGGCGCGATCATGGACGCCGACGCGGACTACAAGCCGCTCGACTTCTTCTTCAAGAACTGGCGCGAGAACGATCCGTCCGTCGAGTACCTGCTGAGCCAGTCGGCTCCGCTGATGGTGCCGGTGAACCCCAACGCGTCGTTCAAGATCAACGTGAACGGCTGATCGAGCTACGACTGATCGAGAGGCCGCACGCGCGGCTTCTCTTTCATGAAAGCCAACAACAAATTCTCAGGAGAAATGCGATGAGCGAAAAGATGATGACCCGCGTACCGAACCACAGCATCACGGTCATGCGTGAAGGCAAGCGTGTGAAGGCCAAGAGCGGCAAGCCGTTCGAGTTCACCCCGGCCGAAGTCAAGGACTTGGGCGACAAGGTGCGCGAGCCCGTGAACGAAGGCGGCAACGTCCCCGCCAACGCGGTGAGCAAGAAGGTCGCGAACGACTTTGCCAAGCTGGTCAAGGCCGCTGAAGAAGCCGCCACCGCTGCCAAGGCCGCGCCCACGGACAACAAGCTGAAGCAGGCTGCTGCCGACGCCAAAGGCAAAGTGGTCGAGATGGCTGCGGCTACCGGCCTGGACGTGCCCGATACGCTGGAAGAGGACATCTGATCGATGGCCTTCGACATCGTTGAAACGATGAAGAAAGCGCGTCGTGTCGTACACGAGGTGTATGGCATTGACGCGCTCTATTCGGACGATGTGGTGAGTGAACCTGTCGAGATCAGGGCGCGGTGGCACAACAAGCTCGAACTGTTCGGCGATCCGAACAACGAAGGCTACGCGCAGATCATCCAGGGCATTGACCGGATCGTGGTGTTTCCTGAAGACACGCCCGACGTTGAATTCATTCGCGGTGGGCGTGTGGAATTCTCCACAGGCCAGGTGTTCGTCCTTAACGTGTTGGAACCGAAGGACGGTCCGCTGCAACGCGTGTGGCAAGTCACAGAGGCGCCGCCAACATGAGCGCCTTCATCCAGCAAAACGCGTTCGCCGACGTGAAGCAGTTCTTCACGCAACTGCCTGACGATGCTGAAGACGCAGCCGTCTTCGCGATCAACGACGTGGTGGGTGGCGAAGGCATGGTCGCGATCCGCAAAGAGACGCGCTCGCAGATCGACTTTCCCGCGGGCTACCTCGAAGGCGAACGCCTGCGCGTGGGGAAGCGTGCGTCCAAGGGCATGCTGGAAGCCACGATCAAGGCTCGTGACAGGGCCACGTCGCTGGGTCGCTTCGCGGCCGGCCAGACGCCCGCCAACACGCGCGGTCGCGGCGTGCGGGTACAGGTGAAGAAGGGGCAGACGCGAGTGCTGTCCAAGGGCTTCATGGTGGACCTGAAGAACGGCAACCGCGGCGTCGCCGTGCGCCTGAAGCCGGGTGAGTCGCTGCGCAACTCGGACAAGGCCGTGCGCCTGGCTGACAACGTGTTCTTGCTGTACGGCCCGTCCGTCGAGCAAGTCTTCAAGGGTGTCGCACACGACGTGGCGCCCGATCTCGGTCGGCGCCTGTCGCGCCGGTTCCTGCATCACTTCACGAGGTTGACGCGCCGTGGCTGACCATCCTCGTCTCGCCGTCCTGAAGGCGCTCACTGAGCATCTTGAAGGGATCACCGTCGATGATGGGTTCGCGCACGATCTCGACGGCAAGGTGTTTCGTGGGCGGCTGGAATTCGGCAACAACGATCCTGTTCCGATGCTGTCGATCATCGAAGCGCCTAAACCGGATGCGGGCGCGATCTACGGCGGCGGCGGCGCAGTCCGTCACGAGCAGTGGGACATCCTGCTGCAAGGCTGGGCGAGCGATGACGTGATGAACCCGACAGACCCGCTGTACCCGTTGCTCACCGACGTGGAAGCGCGCCTGGCCGAAATTCTGCTGGTGGGCGATGACGCGTACATGCTGCCTGACGACGAGGGTAATCCGCGTTTCACGGACTTCAAGATTCTGCCGCCAGTGGTGCGGCCCCCTAGCACCACGCCTGCGGCCAAGGCGTGTTTCCTTTTGCCGTTGCGCATTGGCCTCGCGCTGGGTGTTGGATAGCTCAACAGTTCCGTTGATAATTCCACTGCCTGTTATTCAATCCACTTTTCTTCAGGAGCATTCAAATGGCAATCACCGCAGACCGCGACGGCAAGAACTATGTCCTTGGCCGTGGGGAAGTCTTGTTCGACCGCTTTGCGGCGAACGTCGAAGTTGACAGCACGACCGTGGGCGACGGCTATCGCTACATCGGCAACACGCCCGAGGTGTCGATCACGTCTTCCGCCGAAGACCTCGATCACTTCGACAGCGACAGCGGCGTCAAGGTCAAGGACGATTCCGTCCAACTGACCATGGACCGCTCGGGCAAGTTCAACACCGACAACATCGACATCGGCAACCTGGCGCTGCTGTTCCTGGGCGAGGCCGGCACGGTCAGCCAATCCGCTGTCGCGGACATCGACGAGGTGATCACGCTCAAGCGCGGCTTCACCTACCAGATCGGGCAAAGCGCGAGCAACCCGACCGGCGTGCGCGCGATTGACAACCTGGTCATCGGCAAGGGCGTGAGCTATGCAACCGACGTGCCTGCCGCTACCAATTGGGAAGTCGATGAAGACCTGGCCCTCCTGTACGTCCTGCCTGACGCCCCCGGCATCGACGCTGCCGGCACCGAAGTCCAACTGACTTACGACACCACGGCGGTCGAGCGCGAACAGGTCATCTCGGCCTCGCAGTCGATCTACGGCCAGATCAAGTTCATCGCCAAGAACCCCAAGGGCAAGAACCGCGACGTGTACTGCCCCTACGTGAAGATCAGCCCGGACGGCGACTTCAGCCTGAAGGGTGACGACTGGCAGAACATCGGCTTCACCTTCGAGGTGCTGAAGCGCGGCAACCTCGAAGCCGTCTACGTTGACGGTCGCGCGGCCTAAGCGGAGAGCTTGATGGCTCTTCGCGCATACACGCCCGAAAAGCGTGTTATCGAAGTCAAGGGGCAGGTTCTTGGAGAAGTCCAGGGCCTGTCCCTTGAGCACATTGCCACGCTGGTCATGGCGCACGCGCCCGACCTGGAAGCCGTGGTGGATTTGTTCCGCAAGGAAGGTTCGCTCGAATCGCTGACGACGGAAGACTGGCTGAAGCTGGCGATGCCCGTCGTGACGCAGGCGCCCGGCCTGGCCGCGAACATCATCGCGTGCGCTGCCGGCGAACCCGAAGGTGCAGCGACGATCCAGTCATGGCCGTTCAGCGCACAGGTTGCTGCGCTCATGCTGGTGTTCGAGTTGACGTTCACGGAGATCGGTGAAGTAAAAAAAGCCTTGGGGGCAATCGCGGCTCTCCTAGGCAAAACGAAGGCAGTGACGGGGACAGCCACGAAGACGAGCAAGAGAGCGAAGTAATTCGCTTTTACCTTGGGCTTCGCCGCGATGTGAGCTTGTTGTTAGCCGCAGGGCACGCTGACGCACGGCACTATCCCGTAGCGCATGTCTGGTCTGAGGCTCGCATCGTCCGTCAGCGCAACGCGCTTTGTGTCCAGCGGGACGCCGCGTTGATGCAGTTGGTAATCGGCAGCATCTTCTCGAAGGACACGGGGAAGCTGCTGATGAAGACCCTCGAAAGGATGGACGAAAGTGATTGACCGCAAAGAAGTAGAACTACTCGTCCGAGCGAACCTTGGCAGCAGCAAGCAGCAACTGTCAGGGCTCGCTAAGTCCATCGGCGATGTCGAAGCGTCCATCGACCGCCAGGTCGGCGCCGCCAAACGCGGTGAAGTCTCCATCGACGAACTGAAAGCGTCCCTTGCGGCGCTGGGCATCGCGCAAGAACAGTTGAAGGGCAAGGCCGACTTGATCGGCCAGTTCGAGCGCCAGGCCGGCGCGATCCAGAAGGCCCAGGAACGCGTCGAGAAAACGTCGAAGGCATACGCCGACTACAAGGCCAAGCTCGACGCCGCTAGCGAGGTGACGGACAAGCAGCAAGAGAAGCTGATCAAGCTGTCCGCGTCGCACGACCGCGCGCAGCAGGCGCTTCAGCGACAGCAGGCCACTCAGGTTCAACTCACGCAATCGTTGCGCGACGCTGGCATCGCCACGACCGAACTGGCCGAAGCCGAGAACAAGGTTCGCACCGCAGCCGCGCAGATCGGCGTGGCTATGGCGAAGACCAGCCAGGCGATCACGACATACGCTGACGACGTGCGCAAGGCACGCCAGGCCGAAAAGGAACTCACCGAGAACAACGCCTTCGAGCAGAAGCTGGCCGACGCCGCTAAGCTCGCCAAGTCCGCCGACTACGTGCTGACTTGGGAACGGGCGCTCGAACAAGCGGAAGCCGCCGAGAAGCGCCTGAAGGCCGACACTTCGCTTCGCAAGCAAGCCGACGACGCCCAAGCCGCAACGCTGCAATACCAGACACTGGCCCGTGCCGCCGCAGACCTGACGCCCAAGATCGTGAGCCTGAAGGACGCTGTTGCGTCCATCCTCAATCCATCCGGCGCTGCACGCTCGACGCTTGCCGGCGTGGAAGCCGAAGTCAAGAAGCTGGCCGCGTCGGTCGCCGAGATCAAAGGCCCGGTGAAGGACTACGAGGCGTCGTTCAAATCGCTCACGTCGGCGCAGAAGGCGCTCATCGAGCAAGCGGGCCTGATCGACACGTTTCGCCAGCAGGCCGCGGGCCTGCGCACCGCGCGCGCCGAGTTCGTCGCAGCCCGTGCAGAGGTGACACAGTACGCCGCTGCCGTGCGCCAGGGCGGCGATTCAGGCGAGAAGTTCACCAAGGCCTTGGCCGACGCTCAAAACCGCGCCAGGCTCGCGTCTGCGGCCCTGCGTGACCAGTTGACGGCTACCCGTGCTGCACGCGACGGCCTGCGTGACGCCGGCATTGCAACGAACGACCTGGCCGGCGCCGAGACGCGCCTGGCAAACACGGCCCGCGCAACGGTGGGCGCGGTGCAAGGCTTGACCGCCGCTGTCGATCAGTACGGGCAGGCGACGACGAGGGCACGCAAGGGCGGCGGTCTGTTCGGCGACGAAGGCCGCACCACGCTGTCGCTGGCACAGCGTTTCCGCGGCGAGATTCTTGCGCTGGCATCGGCCTACGTGGGCCTGCAAGGCAGCATCAGCTTGGCGAAGGGTTCGCTCGACGCGTTCAACGCCCGCGCAAGCATCAAGAGCATTCTCGGCGTGTCGCTGGACACGACCAACCGCGAAACCATCGACGCGGAATACGCCTACGTTAAGGGCCAATCGGATCGCATCGGTCTGGTCTTCGACAAGACGGCCGAGCAGTTTGCAAAGTTCTCCGTGGCCGCAGCCAAGTCAGGCCGCAGCCGGCAGGAGATTCGGTTCATCTTCGAGTCGTTCGCCGAAGCCGGCCGTGTGATGAACCTCACTGGCGAGCAGACGGAGCGTGTGTTCAAGGCTCTCGAACAGATTTTCTCCAAGGGCAAAATTGGCGCCGAGGAATTGCGGCAACAACTTGGCGACTCGGGCCTGGCCGGTGTATTTGAAGTTGCACAGCAGGCTTTGAAAAAGCAGTTTCCCGATCTGAATAAAGCGATGCAGGAGGGCAAGGTCGGCGTTGAGAACCTGGTACTGATCGCCGAAGCGTATCGGAAGATGGTTGGCGAACAACTACCGGCAGCGCAGAAAACTCTCGCTGCCGAACAAGCCCGCGTGAACAACGCGGTGTTCGACTTCAAGAACGCCATCGCCGATGCCGGCTTCGCAGACGAGTTCCGCAAGGCACTCATCGAGATTACAAACTTCCTGAAGAGCGAGCAGGGCGCGAAGTTCGCACAAGGTCTGTCGGCTAAGTTCACCTTGGTCGCCAAGGGGATCGTGCTGATCCTCGAAAACATCGATCTGCTCATTGCAGCGGCAACCACGTTCTTCGGAATTTGGGCGCTGGGCCGTGTTAACGGCATGGTCGAAGACCTGAAGAAGTTGAAAGACGCAGCAGGCGGTGCCGGCACGTCGATCAAGTCGATAGGCGGTGCTGTCGGTATTGCGCAAGCTGCGCTGATCGGCTGGCAGATCGGCACCATCTTGTCGGACAAGTTCGACATCGTGAAGAAGGCCGGCGCGGCGATGGTCTTCGCGCTTAACGGCTATTGGGCCACGATCAAGGCGGCGTTCGGCTTCGCTTTCGATGCAGTGCCGATCATCGCGAAGAACGTTTTTGTCGACATCCTGAATGCCGCGACGTTCTTCGTGCGCAAGTTGCTCGGTGTGTTTGGTGCTATTGCCAAAGCGGCCGGCATGGACACAGTGGTCGCCGAACTGGAAAAGGTTGCCAACGCGCTGACCGTCACGACAACGGGCGGCGTGGCAGCGGCATTCGAGAAACGTCGCGAGCAGTTGAAGAAAGAGATCGCGGCGGATCGTGAAATCTTTCGACAGCAACTCGCTGACATCGACAACCCTCCCGTCGCTGCCGTCGCACCGAAGGCCGTGGCCGGGCAGACGGCAAGCCCTGGCAAGACGAGCGGCAAGACTGGACCCACGGAAGCCGAGATCAACAAGCGCGCTCGTGCCATCGAAGCGATCAAGTCAGCGCTCGAAGCGATTGACGCGCGGATCGACAAGTCGAACAAAGACCTGTTGCAACCGCAACTCGATGCCATCGACGCACAGTTCCAGCACCTGAAGCGCCAGATCGAAAAGCTCGGTGGGCCTGAGTCGAAGAAGTTCCTGGACGAACTTGTTCAGTTGACCTTCCAGGCGAAGCAAGACGTGCTGCGCAAGTTCAACGACGGTATCGGCAAGGAGCAGGAAGCGATCACGCGCAAGCTCGAAGCCGTGGACGCCGCGGCCGGCCGCAAGAGCAAGTTCGAGTTGCAAGAGCGCCTGAACGCGATCTCGACCGGCTACGAAGCCACGTACCGCCAGATCGCGGACTTCCGCCAGAAGCTGATCGAGAACAACCGTGACCCCGAACCAGCCGACCGTGCGAAGGAACGCCTGGATGCCGGCGTGGCTGAACTCAAGCAGTTGGAGTTGCGCAAGTTCGCGACGGAAGAACTCGCACGCCGTGAAAAACTCGTCACCGAAGAGATCGAAGCGCGTGACAAGCGCATAGCCGCGGTGCGCGCGCAACTGGAAGTCGGCAAGATTGACAGCGGCGAAGCGGCAGACCAGATCAACGCGATCAACGCGCAGGCAGTGCCTGGCATCCAAGCCGCTGCGGCGGCGACGCGCGAATGGGCACTGGCACACGAGACGATCTTCGCGAACCCCGAGCAGATGGCTGCTTTCCTGGCCGTGCTCGATGCGACCGCGCTGAAGGCCACCCAGGTCAAGACCGAGTTCGATGCCATCGGAAAGACGGTGGTGTCCGGTGGCTTGGCCGCGCTCAACACGGGCATCGAAGGGATCGTCAACAGCCTGGGTGAAATGTTCAAGGGCCAGAAGAGCGTGGCTGAAGGTTTCAAGGACATCGCACGCGGCGCGGCCGGCGTGTTCGCGAAGTTCTTGCAGGACATCGCGGTAGCTATCATCAAGCTGCAAATCTTCAACCTGATGAAGCAGTCCGGCAACCCGATCATAGCGGCCATCGGTACTGCTGGCGCCGCGTCGGTGGGTGTGAACCACGCGGGCGGCATTATCGGCCGGCCGAGCAACCGCATGCGCCGCGTGAACCCTGCCATGTTCGCCAACGCGCCGCGCTACCACGAAGGGGGGTTCGCGGGCCTGCGGCCCAACGAGGTGCCGGCGATCCTCGAAAAGAACGAGGAAGTGCTGGACAAGAACAACCCGCGCAACGCCCTCAACGGCGGCTTGTTGGGTGGTGGTCAGCAAGGCGGCAGCAAAGGCCAACGGGTCGTGCTCGTGGACGACCGCAGCAAGATTCCCGAAGCCATGTCGAGCGCGGAAGGCGAAGACGTGATCGTGCAGACGATCCGCCGCAACATCCCGACGATCAAACAGATGATGCGCTGACATGCCGATCCCTTACGAACTCGACCTTCCCGCAGCGCCTGAATACGCGACGCTAGTTGACGGCGAGAAGTTGCTGTCGGTGTCGGCCGCGCTTGGCGGTGCTACGGCGCGCACGACCTACTACATGTCGGCCTACCTGTCGCTCCCGCCAGGCCGCTACGCCATGAAGATCGTGGCTGACGATGCCGTCACCGTGTGGGTCGGCCGCGGCAGGGATTCGATGCGCATGGTGTTCTCGTCGGAGTTCGACGACGGTGCCGTGGTCGGTGAGTTCCAGATTTTCGACAAGGAATACCAAGTCGATTTCGTCATGCAGAACATGAACACCGTTGCCGACACGTGCGGCGTGGCGTTCTCGGTTCGGCGTGACGGCGTTCTGGTCTACACATCGTCGGCCGATGGCTGGAACTTCGAGACGACGCCGGGCATGTCTATCGCGCCGCCGAGTGACACGTACCTGCGTTTGCGCCTGCCTGTGTTCTCGGTGCCGCCCAACTGGCAAGAAGGGATCACCGAACGGCTGTCGTTCTTAACTGACGTGATGGACAGTGAGGAAGCCTTCGAGCAGCGCCGGCAAATGCGGCTGTTCCCGCGCCGCTCATTCGAGATCGCGTTCCTGCGCAGGCGGTCGCACCGGGCACGCATCGACGCCTTCTTCACGGGCGTGGGTGGCAAGTATTTCTTGCTGCCGCTATGGCACGAGCAGTACCGGCTGACGGACGACATCGTGGCTGAAGCGCTGACCGGCGTGTCGTTGCCAGCCGAAGACGTGCTGTTGCGCGAGTTCAGGAACGACCAGTTGGTCTTGGTCACGGCCGGCGATCCTGACGTGTTCGACGTGGCCGTGATCGAATCCATCAACGAGACTGGCGACATCACGTGGTCGGTTGCACCGAAGCGCGACTGGTCGGCCGGCGCGCGCATCGTGCCGCTGCGCAAGGCCCGCATGTTGGAACAGCCGCAACTGGACAACCTGACCGATCACGTGGGTAGCGTGCGAGCACGTTTTGAGGTGGAGAACAACAATACCTACAGCTACGTTGTGACGATTCCTGAAACTTCGTCAACGAAGTGGGTCTTTAGTGAAGGAGGTTCGATCGGTAGTGAACCGTATGAGCCCGATACTTACGCTGAGACAGCGCAGGGCGCCTGCACAATGGGATTGCCCATCTTCAACGAGCGTTATCCCGGCTCCGATGTCACGCTGGGTGTCGCAGAGGATGTGACTGAAACCACCGGAGCCTGCGCCATGTATCGCAACGGCGTCGAGTCGTTTGAAAACTGGGGCGGCACACTCCTTCTACTTACGAAACTGGTGGTCGAGGAAAGCACAGACGAAGTGGTCGAAGAAGCCATGCCTGTGCCGTCCTGGGGATACTGCGTGCCGTTCTTCTGGATGACGCCTGACTGGTCCCAGCCGGTCACGGTGAACTACGACCGCAAGGACTTCCGCTTCGACAACGAGACGGGCGAGCCGTTGGTGTCGGACTTGAGCGACCAGGCGCGGCAGGGCCAGCGCTTGTCTATGAAGCTGTTCGGCCGCGAGAAGGTGTGGGCTTTCCGCAGTTTCATCGCGCAAGCCGCTGGCCGCGCACAGCGCTTCTACATGCCCAGCTTCACCGCCGATCTGCAAGCCGTCGAGATCGACGCCGGCACCTTGATCGCAAAGCCGACCAGCTATTGGGAAAACATGCGGGTGAGCCAGCAGTCCAAGCAGTGGATCGCTGTGGTGTTCAAGGACGGCCTGCCGCCGTTGTTCCGCAAGATCGCGAGCGTCGAGCCCGTGGACCTGACAGGCCCGCCGTACCAGATGACGGGCGAGCGGTTTACGTTCACCAAGGCGATGCCGCCGCTGAACCTGGCGGACATCCGGCGCATTCAGTTCGTCTCGCCGGCACGGTTCGATCAAGACACGTTTGAACTGCATCACCACGTGGACGATTCGGCCGCGGTGTCGGTGGCCTCGTCACTCGCGTGGTCGATGGTGAAGGCATGCTCGACCTGGACGACTGCTTCGTGACCAGCGAGCCCTACGCGCTCGACAGCACGGACATGATCGATTCGAGCGTCACCATCATCGGCGGTGCGTTAGGCCCGGCTCCCACTTCGCCCGAAGAGATGGAGTCGTTCGTGATGATCGACAGCGGCGATCTCGACGAAGTGCTGGTGACTTACGAGGACGGCGTGCCTGAAGGCTTCGACACGGAAGTCGGCATCGACACCGGCACGCTAGAAGACCTACTGGTCACATACAGCGACGGCGCACCGGAAGCCTTCGACACGTCGGCTACAGTCGATACCGGAAGTCTCGACGACGTGCTGATTCAGTACGAGCAGTACGCGCCGGAAGGTGTGGACTCTTCATGCGTTATCGACAGTGGAACATTGGAATGAACTAAACAGTCGGAGTACCTAGCAAATGAAAAACGCCCAAATCAAACTCGCCGGTCGCTTCAAGATGGTTGCGACCAAGATCGACGGATCAGGTCAGCGCGTGGTCGCCGACTGGTTCGACAACCTGATTCTCGATGGCGGGTTGAACCGCATGGGCACAGCCGACTTCTGGACGTATTGCCGCGTGGGCACCGGCAGTACGGCGCCGTCCGCAGAGCAGTCGGCCTTGGTGGCGCAAGTCGCATCCACGAACAACGAGACGGCAAACGTCGCCGGCTACGACACCGTGGGCAACCTCTACTCGAAGCACACCAAGACGTTCCGCTTCGCTGCCGGCGACGCTGAAGGCAACCTGGCCGAAGTGGGCGTTGGTTGGGCGGCATCGGGCGCGACGCTGTTCAGCCGTGCGTTGATCCTCGATGGCATGGGCGATCCGACCACGATCACCGTGCTGTCGGATGAATACCTCGACGTGACCTACGAGTTGCGCCACTACATCCCTGCGGCCGACAACGAGTTCACCATCACGATCAGTGGCACGGACTACGACTGCATCCTGCGCGCGTGCAAGCTGGACGAGCCGAGCTTCAGGAACCTCAACACCTACGTGAGCGCGCTGCCTTACGGCTACATCTACACGGGCGACATCGGCACCACGATGCAGTTGCCCAGCGGCACGAACATCGCCATCGGCAACCCGACGGTCACGCCGGCCTACAGCAACAACAGCCTGGAACAGCACTTTCGCGTCACGGTGCCGGTCGATGACGTGATGGACATCCGCTCGGTAGTGCTTAGCACGTCGCTGGGCAGCTACCAGTGCCAGTTCGATCCGCCGATCCCGAAGACCGATGTCAACGTGCTGACGTTGAATTGGGTCGTGTCCTGGGCACGGAGGCCCTGACATGCTGCCGAACAACCGCGCGTCAACCGTCGATATCAGCAGCCGCTTTCTCTCGACCGACGAGAAGGCGAGCAGCCGCACGGTCGATTGGGAGCGCGGTGGTGTCGCGATCAACGATGCAAGCCAGGGCCTGGACGTACAGGATTGGAAGCTGCACCTGAGCTTCAACAACCTGATCCTCACGCCGTCCGATGTTGGCGAGCCCACGGTGGTCTATACCGCTTCGGGCTTGACCGACATCGCTTTGGCCTTCGACCTGAACATGCGGCCGGTCTTGGCCGCGGCGCAAGCAGGATCGCTCTGGCTGCGCTGGTACGACTCCACCGTGTCCGCTTACCGCGTGGACACGTTCGGCGTGGGCGCGAGCCCGAAGCTGGCGTTGGACGACCGCCGTCCGTCACGCAGTGGCATTGCTGACGTGATTCTGGCCTACATCCGTGACGGCGCGCTGTACTACCGCCAGCAACGTGACCGCTACTTGACCGAACGAATGCTCGTGGACGGGCTGGACTCGAAGCTGGTGTTGAAGACCATCGGCATGTCGCGGCAGTGGCGCATGCAGTTTGAACTTGGGAGCCGCACGTGAGCTTCGATACGCTCGAAACATCGGTCGAAGACGGCAAGCCGATCTTCCTCTACAGGTTCACGCTTGGCAGCGTGGTGTGGCGCTACACGTCGGCAGCGAAGGACTTGCTCGTGGGCGCCGACACCTACGAAGCGGTAGCGATCAGTCATGACGGCGTGAAGCTGACCGGCGAAGCATCGACCGACGCGCTCACGATCCAGTGCCCGGTCAGCATCGGGCCGGTGCAGGTTCACTTCGGCACGCCGCCTGCCACGCCGATTCAGGTAGCGATCCTGCGCAAGCACGACGACAACGCTGAAGTGGTGACGGTCTACGTCGGCGAGATCAGCCAGGTGGGCTTCCCGCTGCCGGGCCAGGCGCGCATCACGTGCGAAACCCTGTCGGTGTCCATGCAGCGCGAGGGCCTGCGGCTGTCGTGGCAGCGTGGTTGCCCTTATGCCCTGTACGACCCGCTGACGTGCAAGGTGGACAAGACCCTCTTCGCTGTGTCGGTCACGGTGCTCAGCGTCAACGGCTTTGAGATCGTCGTGGATACGGAAGACGCCATGGCTGACGGCTACTTCAACGGCGGCTTCATGGAGTGGTCGAACCCCACGCGCGGCATGGAGTTCCGCGGCATCGAGAGCCAGGTGTCCACCACGATTCAGGTCTTCGGTATGACCGACGACATCTACCCTGGCCTGGTCATGACGATCTACCCGGGTTGCGCGCGCACCAAAGTTTCGTGCGTGGACAAGTTCAACAACTTCGACAACTACGGCGGTGTGATCAACCTGCCCGGCAAGTCGCCGTTCGACGGCACGCCGCTTTTCTAGGAGGACATGAACCATGATGGGTTGGGACACCGCGATCTACCTGCTGATCGCTTCATTCCTCATCTCGGCCGCGCTGGCACCGAAGGCCAAGGCACCCGAGCCTGTGGCGTTCAAGGACATCGACTTCCCGACGTTCGAGGAAGGCATGCCGCAGGCGGTGATCTTCGGCGACTGCTGGTCGGGCGACTGGTGCGTCATCGGGCTTGGTGGCTATCGCACATCCGCGATCCACGCGGACGGGGGTAAGTGAGCATGGCCGAAGCCGACCTGATCGTCACAATCGAACACATGAAGCAAGCGAAACTGTGCGCGCGTGGCGGTCGGACATGGTGCAAGCGCTATGGCATCGACTGGCTGCACTTCGTGAACAACGGCATTCCCGCCAGCACGCTCGCGGCCACGGGTGACGCATTCGCGCTGCGGCTGATCGAGGTAGCGAAAGAAGAACAAGAGGGCCGGCCATGAGCAAGGGCGACAGCAACCCGGTAGTCGGGTTCAACTATTACTTCGACATCCACGCCGGCATCTCGCGCGGTCCGGTGGATCAACTCGTGCAGATCAACGTGAGCGACCGGCAAGCCTGGCCGACGCCGCCGACGACAGGTGACACGCCCGAGCCCGAGCCCACGTCGCAGGACTACCCCGCCAACATCGTGTTCACGGTCTACCCGGGCGCGGAGCCGAGCGATGCGTGGTTCGCCGTGTTCAACATCGACTCGCCGTCTACCTTTGCGCCTGGCGAAACGCTCACCATCGAGAACCTCGTGCGCGTCGTGCCGACATCCGAGATCGACCCGACGCCCGTCACCATCGACCTGAGCGGCGACTACACGATCTTCATGCGCGTGCCGGCCTACGAGGGCTACACCGGCTACGGCGCTGAGGGTGGCGAGTACGTGAACACGCCCGCCAACCTCCAGATCATCTTGCCGACCGACACGACGATACGTGACAACTGGCAACGCTGCGCGACGGGCGATCCACTGGACCCTGACGCGATCATCACCATGTCGGTCGATGCCGGCGTGGGCAGCGGCGAGATCGAAGGCGATGTCACCACGAGTGGCCGCATCTACATCAACGCGCCGGAACTGTTCGGCGGCGAGAAGTCCGAAGGCGGCATCCAGGGCTGGGCCGACGTGATGATGGGCGAGCCCACGCAGGTTGCGCCGCAGGCCTTGATTGAGTCCTTCGGCTCGCCTCAGCCTGGCTTCCGCCGCATGTTCACGCTGTTCTACAGCGGCCTGATCTCGTCGCTGAACCCGTATCCGAAGCCGTGGAAGTTCCGCGTGCGCCGCGCGCTGCAAGGTTGGGACGGCGACGTGTTCTACCCCGAGAAGGCGATCATCACGTTGAGCCGGGAGTTAATGCCGGGCGAAGTGGCCGCGACGAACATCATCAAGGCCATGAACCCGGCGCACATCGTGTTCGAGTGCCTGACCAATCGCGAGTGGGGCAGGGGCCTGCCGCGCACCGCCATCGATACGGCGGCTTTCACCGCAGCGGCCGACCAGTTATTCACGGAAGGGTTCGGCCTGTGCCTGCGGTGGTCGCGCAGCGACAGCATCGAGTCGTTCGTGCAGAGCGTGCTCGATCACATCGGCGCGACGCTCTATACCGACCGTGCGACGGCGCTGCTGAAGATGAAGCTGATCCGCGGCGGCTACGACCCGGAAACGCTGCCCACGTTCTCGCCTGACTCAGGCCTGCTGGAGGTGCGCGATTCAACCATCGCGTCCACCGGCAAGTGCATCAACGAGGTGCGCGTCACCTTCCGCGACCCGATCAGCAACAAGGACGCGATGGTCAAGGTGGACAACCTGGCGAACATCCAGGCATCGCAAGGGGCGATGAACACCATCTCGAAGAACTACCCAGGCATCCCGACTGCGCCGCTTGGGTTGCGTGTGGCCCAGCGCGATCTGCGGGCGTCGGGCCTGGAGCTTCGCCGCTTCAACCTGACGTTCGACCGCCGCGCCTGGGCCGTGACGCCGGGCGACGTGATCCGCATCTATGACCTGGCCCGCAACATCAAGAACCTCGTGGTGCGCGTGGGCCACGTGGAAGACGCTGCCGGCACCAGCGGCAAGATCAACATGGTGGCCGTGCAGGACGTGTTCTCGCTGCCGGCGCAGGCCTTCATCGAAGAGCAAAAGGGCTCGTGGACGCCGCCCAACCAGAACGCCTGCGTGGCCCGCCACAAGGTGTTCGAGCTTCCCTACGGCATGGTTGTCGGGACCACGGCGCCGGCCGAGTTTGAGTTGATCGACGACACGGATTCGTTCATCGGCATCCTGGCCGACGAGGGCGTGCCGATCAACGCCGGCTTCAAGATCGCCGTGCGCGACGGTGCGCCCGTGTTGCCTGAAGACATGCCTACCGGCACGGGTTCGTATTGCGGCTACGTGCCGCCAGAAGAGTGAGGCCCCATGGCTGACAGCGATTACACAATTCGAGGCAGCGGAGCGTTCGCGGGCGTCGCGCGCCTGGCCGCTGACGTGTCGTACCTGACGAGCACGCTGTACTGGACGAACTACAAGACCAACGGCACGGACCCGGTTGTCGGCGACGGCGTGATGGTGGACGACGAGATCATGCGCATCACGTCCATCGGCACGGGCGTGATCGGCGTGGCGCGCGGCTGCTACGACACGATCCCTGCGCCGCACTCGGCCAACGCCGACATCTGGCTGTTCAAGAATTCGATTGCCACCGACAGGCGCGCGTACATCGGCACGGAAACCATCGGCGTGAAGATTCTGCCGTACACGTCGGGCGGCGGCATGGTGCCGGTGGGTAGCAGCCCGCCCAACGAGTTGACCTTCAACTTCCGCTTCGCCAGGCCGTACCCGCCTGCCAACGTGCTCGTCAACGGCGACCCGTGGTTCACGTTCGGCTTCATGATGCTGCTCGATGACGACGAACTTGCGTTCACTTGGGTGCATCGTGACCGCGTGGTGCAGTCGGACCAACTCGTGGGCCACACGGAAGCGAGCGTCGGCCCTGAAGCCGGCACAACCTACGTCGTGCGGTTCTACGACGAGGACGACAACCTCGTGGCCGAGTACGACGCCATCAGCGGCACCAGCTTTACCTACACGATGGCGATGGCCCAACTGGACTACGTTGGGTTGATCTCGGAACTTGCCGATCCGATCAACGTGTACGCGCTGCTCGCGTCATCGCGTGACGACCTGGACTCCACCTACGCCTACCGCATCGATTTCATGCTCGACTACATTCAACCCTACGGCCTAGGCTTCCGCCTGGGTGAATCTCTCGGCGGCGTCACGCCTTAAAGGAAAAGCAAAATGTCATTGACCAACGGACCCAACCTTGGCTTGCTCGTCAACGGAGATGCCGGCGAAGAGCACTACGACGAACTGATGGCGCAATGGCGCGGGTTCGATCTGTTGGTGCAGTCCCGCGTGCTCGACAAAGACTTGACGGCGCCGCCTGGCTCGCCGGCAGACGGTGACGCCTACATCGTGGCCGCGGGTGCGACGGGTGCGTGGGCCGGCAACGCCGGCAAGATCGCGCGCTGGTCAACGGCGTTGAGCCCTGACGCATGGGAGTTCTTCACCCCCAAGAGTGGATGGGAAGTGTACGTGGTGGACGAGACGTACATGTACCGCTACAGCGGCTCTGCTTGGGCGCGCAGCGAACGGCTTCAGGTGATTGCGGTTGCATGCAGCGACGAGACGACCGCAATCACGGCCGGAACGGCCAAGGTGAAGTTTCGGATGCCCTATGCATTCTCGCTGTTCGATGTACGCTGTTCCCTGACGACGGCCCAATCCAGCGGATCGATTTTCACGGTGGACATCAACGAAGCCGGCGCGACCATCCTGTCCACAAAACTCACTATCGACAACACGGAGTTGACGAGCACGACCGCCGCGACCGCCGCAGTCATGTCGGACACGTCGCTGGCGAACGATGCGGAAATCAGCGTTGACGTGGATCAAGTCGGCAGCGGTACGGCTGCGGGCCTCAAGGTCTATTTGATTGGGCGTCCGACATGAGCTTCCTGCTTAACCCTTATCGCTTCGGTGGCGCCGCGGGTGACAGTTTCATTGCGAACGTGGTGACGCTCTTGCATTTGAACGGGTCGAATGGCTCTACCTCTATTGCCGACAACGCGCCTAGTCCCAAGACGTGGAGCGTGAACGGCAACGCGCAAATTGCTACTGCGCAATCGAAATTCGGCGGCGCCAGCTTAGCTCTGGACGGTTCAGGCGACTACTTGTCGGTGGCCGACTCGGCTGATTGGGACCTTGGTAATGTTTACACCATAGAAGGATGGGTGCGCCTGTCGGCATTGCCGTCGCCCGGCACCCAAGCTGCGATTGTCGCGCGGTGGAGCACAGGCACACCCAAGCGTTCATGGAGCTTGGTCATAGATAACAGCGGTGGGGTGTATACGTTGCAAGGCAGCGTCAGCCCGGACGGCACGTCGGCAAGCGCCATGCACTCTAACGGCGTATTTTCCCCGACCGTAGACACATGGATTCATGTCGCGTATGTCCATACGGGGACGGCGTTGCTGACGTTCGCGGACGGCAATCTCCTTGCGACAACAGCAACGACGGCAAGCGCGTTCGACACTGACTACGGACCGACCATTGGCTCTCATACGGCGTCGCCTACCGGCTATCTCTCTGGCTATATCGACGATCTGCGCATCACCAAAGGTGTTGCCCGCTACACGGCCACGTTCACACCACCGTCAGCGCAATTCCCTGACCACGTTGACCCGTACTTCGGCGATCCATATTTCTCCAATGTGTCGTTGTTATTGCATGGGAACGGCGCGAACGGGTCAACGACGTTCACGGACAGCGGACCGGACGCCCTCACTGTTACGGCCAATGGGAACGCGCAGATCAGTACGGCGCAAAATAAGTATGGGACCGCAAGCTGCTATTTTGATGGTCAGAACACTCCGAGCACGTGCTTGTCCTTGGCGGACTCAGCCGCCTGGCACTTTGCTGGCGCCTACACGATAGAGTTTTGGATTCGACCGGAAACCTTAAAGGCGACAAGTTCGTGGCTTTTCCAGCAGAGTGATGGAACGGGAGGATTCGCGCCGATTCGCATTGACTTGGACCCGGCCGGCACGCTTAACTGCTTCGGGTCAACCGACAACGCGAGTTGGTTGTTTACCTCGCTGCCGTCATCCACCAGTCTTTCGGCGGGCACTTGGTATCACGTTGCCGTCTCAGACGATGGTGTGACTTTCAGGCTATTCATCAACGGCGTCCTAGAGGCTAGTCGGGCGACCTGGAGCAAGACAAATTCAACACAGTTGTTGCGTTTGTTCGGCGGCTTTCCGAGCGGCGACCGCGAGTTCAATGGATGGGTAGACGACTTGCGCATTACCAACGGCGTGGCGCGCTACACGTCATCATTCACTCCACCGACAGCGGCTTTTCCAGAGTACGGTGTCACGTTGCTTCTTCATTGCAACGGCGCCAACGGGTCTACGACCTTCACCGATTCTGCGCTCGGCAAAACAGTCACAGCCAACGGCAACGCACAGATCAGCACTGCGCAAAGCAAATGGGGCGAAGCCTCGGCATTGTTTGACGGCACGGGCGACTATCTCACCCTGGACGGCTCCAGCGTATTCGCCTTCGGCACGGGTGATTTCACCATTGAGATGTGGGTGCGCATGGTGGCCTGGTCAGCGGGGGTTTACTCATGTCTGATCGACTTTCGCCCGGCTGGCACCAACGGGCCTTACCTCTTCCTGGGGCTCAGCGACACGAACGTTAGGACTTTCACGGACAGCGTTTCTGCGGTGGACACGGCGCACGGCATGTCCCTCAATACGTGGACGCATGTTGCAGTCACTAGGGCCGGCGGAAGCCTTCGGACCTTTATAGCGGGCACGCAAATAGGCAGTACCTACGCCGATAGCGCCAACTACATCGTAGGCGCGTCTCGCCCCATCATTGGTGCCAACGGGACGAACCCCGCGGTCAGCAACTTGTCAGGCCACATCGATGACTTGCGCATCACCAAAGGTCTTGCCCGCTATACATCGGCATTTACCCCGCCTGTCGCACCCTTCCCTAACCTCTAAACCGGAGCCCGCCTAGCACATTTTCTTGCCTTATGGCTCATCAGTTGTAGAATGCCGGTACAAACGGTGGAGGGGTCCACCAAAGAGCAGGTAAAAAAGACGGGGGTGCCTTATGGCGCGCGATGCAGCGGAATGGCTTCGGGTGCTAGGCGAATGCGGGGTTCGACACTCCGTAGCCGAGCGATGGGCACCCGTCTTCGCTGCCGAGATCACCGACGACACGTTCTCGGCCGGCGACGCCGAAGTCCCGGTGTTCCTGGCGCAGTTCCTCCACGAGACGGGGATGCTCGAACACCTCGAAGAGAACCTGAACTACAGCGCCGGCCGCATCAGCGAGATCGGCATGGCGTCCAAGCCAGGCACCCGCTGGCGTTCACTGGTGCCGCGTGCCCTGGAGCTAGGGCGCAACCCTCGCGGCTTCGCTGAGGCCGTCTACGGTGGCCGCATGGGCAACGACGAGCCCGGCGACGGCTGGAAGTTCCGGGGCCGCGGCGGGCAGATCACCGGCAAGAACAACTACCGGCGCATCGGCGACCTGATGGGCATCGACCTCCTGGCCGATCCCGACCTGTTGATCGACCCGACCTACGCCCTGCGCTCGTTCATCGTGCTGTGGGAAGCGGACGTGCCGGACGAGGCCATCGACACCAATGACGTGACCGACGAAACCCTGGCCGTCAACGGCGGGGTGATCGGCAAGAAGGAACGCCAGCGCCTGGCCGACCTGTGCGTGAGGGTCTGCGCATGATCCCGCTGCCCTGGTTGAAAGTCTTCGACGTGATCCCCGGTTACGTCTACGCCGCCGCCATCGCAGTCCTCGTGATCGGCGGCGGTTCTGCATTGGCCGTCCAAACCTATCGCGTGTCGCAAGGCCAGACGAAAGTCGCCACGCTCGAACGCGATGCTGCGACGTTGCGGGCCGAGCGCGAAAACGCTGCCCGTCAGTACGCCGACAAGCGCGCGGAGATGCAAGCCACGCACGCGAAGCAACAACAGGAGATCGTCGATGCCTACTCTCAAAAGCTACGAGATGCTGATTCTCGTCGTGTTGCTGATCTCGCTCGGGCTGACCGGGTGCGCGGCAACGCAGCCGCCGCAGCCGCCCGTGATCGCGACGCAGCCAAAGACGACCCCGCTGCCTGCCAGCGTGTCGCAGATCGAAACGGCGTCCTCTACGGCTTGGCAAGCGAAGGCTTCAGCCTGGTTGTCGAAGGTCGAAGCCTTCTTGCAGCCCGAGACGCCGCCGTCGAAACCCTGAAGAACATCATCACCAACGACCGCGCTGCGATCTGCGGCGGTCCTTAATCTTTTCAACCACGCTACTTAGGAGATTCCCATGAGTGTTCATTTGCTTGTCGAAAAAGACGACACCGCCATCGCTGTCATGGACGGCGTGCCCGTCGATTACACGGACGGCACGCCGCCCGCAACCGGGGAAGGCGAGTACGGCAAGGGCTCGATGATCATCGACCGGACCAACGGCCACTGGTACAAGAACACCGGCACCAAGGCGCAGCCGGTGTGGGCCAAGATGGCTCAGTTCAGCGACATCTAAAGGGGACAACGCATGTCTTCTACCGATGTCGCAGTGAACGCTCGCAACACCCGCGCGCCCAGGCTTCGCGAGGAATACCGCAACGTCGGTGGCTCTGCGTTCGGTAAGGCCATGGCCGCGGTCAACCTGTGGCCGCTGGGCGGCGCAACCAAGATCACCTGTGCGTCGGACAGCGTGGCTGCTGCCGCGGTCGTGTTGCCTGACAACGGCGGTGCGATCTCGGTGCTCGCCAGCGGTGGCCGGCTGCGCTTCAAGCTGGGCGACGAGGACGTGGAAGCCACGACGACTTCGCACGCCATGGCAGACGGCGAGCGCATGGAGTTCATCCTGAACGCGGCCGAGACGCACATCTCGATCATCTGCGACGACGGCGTGGAAGCCGCCCAGCTTGACATCACGGGCTTGGGTCAAGCCGACGCCGCGTAATGCGTTCACGTGCCACCTCCACTCGTGCGTCCGGCGTCAGCCGGCGCACGGCTGTTGCCGCCGCGATCAGTGCGCTGTTCCTTGAAACGTTCACGGGTGCGGCCGGCCCGCTGTCGGCCCACACGTCGGACTCGGGCCACAGCTACGCCAACAGCGCGAACTACGGCAACGCGACGGGGCTGGCGAACTTCACCCTGGATGGCAGCGGCAACCTGACAACGGGCGGCGCCGAAGGCACGGCATTGGTCGTGGGCCTGGCGATGCCCGAGACGAACAGCACGACGTTCGTCATGAACTTCCCGGCCTACAGCAACATGTGGTTCGACATCTACATGAACGCGCTGGCCGACCAGTCGTACCGCATCTATTTCGACCATGTGTTCTCCGACGCCAACACGCTGGAGATCGGCGGCATGGTCGTGGGCAACAGCACGATGCGGGCGAACGGCTTCGGGGCACCGTGGCACGTGCCTATCGACTTCGGCGTGGACATGACGTTCCGCTACGACGTGAGCCCGACCAAGGTGGAACTGTTCGTCGATGACGTGAGCGTCGGATCGCTGAACTACATCGCAGGCTCGGTGTCGGCCGCAGGCACCCTCATTCTCGACGGCGACATCCAAGGCAACTTGCTGCTGCGGTCTGTCGAAGTCACGCAACCCTAACCTCGATCACAGACCCAACGGAGAAAAACCATGGCTGACAAAACATTTAACTTCGGCGGCAAGAAGCCGCGTGCCGTTGGGCAACTGAAGGAAATCTCACCCGGCGTGTACGCCGAAACCATCGCGGCGCATCTGCTGCTCGATGGCGTCACGATCAACGTCGATGAAGCCGACCTAGCGAACGTCGGCGCGAAGGCCGATGCTGCCGCGGCTGACGATACAGGCGTCTACAGCCTCATCGCACTGATCAAGCGCGGCTTGCAGAACTGGACGAGCGCCATTGCGTTGCTCGGCACCAAGGTCACGGCTGTAACGGCGCTCGGCGCGGGCGGCACAGGCATCATCGGTTGGCTTTCGACCATCGCTAACTTCGTCAAAGGCTTGCCGACAGCGCTCGGCGCGGCGACCAGTGCCAACAGCATGCCGGTGGTGCTGGCAACCGACGACGCGCAGATCGGCACCAAGGTCACGGCATCCCCGGCCCTCGGTGCTGGCGGCACGGGCATCATCGGCTGGTTGTCGAACGCGGTGGACAAGCTCATCGCCATCGGGGCGCAACTTCCGACAACGCTTGGCATTAAGACCGCTGCCAACAGCCTGAGCGTGGCACCTGGTTCCGACACGACGTGGACGGTCGCGTCCGGCCAGCTTTCCAGCGTCACCGTCAACATCGCCAACGGCGCCAGCCTGAGCACCGGCTACGACCTGGGCCTGGCTCGGGCTGCGCGTATCGCCATGCCTGCCACCTGGACGGCAGCGAACCTTACCTTCCAGGCCAGCTACGACAACGCGACGTGGAACAACCTCTACGACAGCTACGGGGTCGAGTACACCGTCGTCGCCGATGCATCACGCTCCATCATTCTGCCGATCTCCGACTTCCTGGGCATCCGGTACATCAAGATTCGCAGCGGCACGTCAGCGACGCCAGTCAACCAAGGCGCCGGTCGCGACCTGATCGTTCAACTGGTGGCTTGATCATGTTCGGTAGCGGCAAGTTTCCTGGCCGACTCAAGCGCACCTCGCGGGCGCGACAGGGCGGCTTCATTCACATGTTCGGCAGCGGGCGTGCGGCGTTGCCGAAACGCTGGAACTACCGCGACTGGTTCCGCAACAACGAGCAGGGGCTGGTCTACGAAGCCTATGACCCGAACACGCTGCTGGTGCGGCGCAACTGGATCGAGCGCAGCGAGCAGCCAGCCAATGCGTACTGGGCGAAGACAAGTGCCACAGCGGTGGACGGCGCTTACACGTCAGCTGATGGCAAATCGCTTGGCAGCCTGACCGAGGTTGTTGGGTCCAGCACCCACGAGATTCGCAAAAACACCCTGGCGGTAGTCCCTGGTGAAACGCTAACTTGGGAATGCGTCTTGAAGGCGCTGCCCGGAAGTGCTCAACGCTACTTGCGCCTGCAAGTAAATGATAGTGCGACAGCCACCAACGGATTCAGGGCTCTTTTCAATTGCGCGACAGGAGCTGTCACCGTTGCCGCTATAACCTTCGGTACTGGTGCGACGGCCCTCAGTGGCACGTCAACGCCGCTGGGAAATGATGAGTATCTTGTTCGTATC